TCTTCAAGTCGTCCTTGTCGTAGGTATGCGAGGTGAACCCACCGCATTGCGGCTGGATAATGCAGACAGTGACTTTATCGATCTTGTGGTTGTAGGCAGCCAGCACGCTCAACCACTTGAGCTGCGCGTTCTTCTCGGCATGAGGCACCTTGACTCGCCCAAACTTGTAGTCAACGATCAAAGCGCGTCCATCGCGGATGGCGAGCAGATCAGGCACTCCAGAGTAGCGGTTGTTTCGATACCACATACGCACCTCGATGAGTGATGTGACTGGGTTCGCGAATCGGTCAGGGAAGACGAAATCCAGCATTGTCTCGCGCTGTCTCTCTGCCTCCCTGCAATCTTCCAAGTCCACGTCAGCCAAGTCCACGTCCAGACCCGTCATCACTAGGTGTTTGTTGGTGCCAAGGGTCGCTGCTGCGCTGCCCTTGCTCTTGAATTTCATACCAGCTCCGTGGGAGCCGTGACACAGCTCGTATTGTGCTGCCTTGGATGCGCTAGGCGCACCTCTTCGTTCATCTATTTCGTTCAATTATTTTCCTCCTTATTTTTTCAGCCGGTAACTTGATTTCAGCAAAGTCCATCAATAGCTCGATGCCGCCGCCAAAAAAAAACCAGCTCAGTGAGTCGCACATCTCGACCTGTCTTGCTGTCAAGACCTTCACAGGTCTGCCGCGCTTATCAATCAGTCCTGCGAGAGAAGCTGCACGAAAATCATCCACTGCTCGTAGAATAATTTCCTCGCACAGCCTTCTCTCGCAGAATCCATCCAATGTTTACTTGGGCACGTCGTCGTTGCCCCACGGGTCGTCTACAACAGCCGCAACCGGCTCGGCTACGAAGCCTTCTTCTTCAGCAAACATGCCTGCTGGGGCATATTCGATTAGTTCGGTTATCTGCACTGCCTGCAAGCCGCAGCCGGTTCCCGACTTACCCTTGTAGGTGTACTTGAACGGACGCACTGCCACATTGGCGCGTGTGCCGTTCCCGATGCGCTCGGCCCCGTCAAACGGGTTGCACTTGGAGTCAACCAGACCGCTGGTGAGCGGCTTGCCTGCCTTCGGAGTGACGTAGTGGCCCTTCTCAGGCTTGCCCTTGTCAGCTCCGTCGCGAACCTCAAGGCCAGCAGCCTTCAGCTTCTTTACGTCGTCGTCAGACAACTGGCACACATCGCATTGATACTTGCCGCTCATCTCGTTTGGTTTACCGGGCGTCAGATGCGCCCACTCCAGTGTGCCCGCGACCGTAATGGACGGGTTATCTTTCTTTTCTTCTTTTTTACTCATTCGCTTTTTCCTTTTCTGTTTGTCTGGGATATTTAGGCAGCTCCAGTGTCACTGTAACTTGGTTAATTCAATGATTGCCCCCTCCTCGCCCTTTGGCACCACCCTTGCCTCCACGTACTCCTTCGGAATCACCTTCCAATTGTCGTCGGGCGGCAACAAGGCAATCGCAGATTGTTGCCAAGGCACCGTCGAGGTCGCGTCGTCGTCGGTCTGACATAAGGAACGTAACTGAGAGCATATACTGCTCGTCGCCAGCTCCATCCACTTTCGCGCCTTGGGAGCCGTAATGAGCCTCTTGCCCACGATTATCTTTTTGTTCTTGAACGCCGGCACGTGGCCGATGTGCTGGATGACGATGACCAGTTTGTCGCTCATAGGCGTCGAATTCACTTTGAGTCCACGTTGGCATTGTTAAAGTAGGTTGGGTTCTTGAATCGTGTGTGTGCCTTATCAAACTCCAGCTCCACTATTCCAGTCGGGCCATTGCGGTGCTTCTGCACCATGACCTCGACTAAATCAGTGCTAGGATCAGGGCGGTGCAGGAGGGCCACCACGTCGGCATCCTGCTCGATGCTTCCGCTGTCGCGCAGATCACTTAGGCGCGGTGTGCCCCCCCGTTGCTCCACGCTTCTTGAAAGCTGGCATAGCACCAGCAGCGGGACACCAAGCTCCTTGGCAGCGGCTTTGAGGCCACCGGAAACATCTGTCATTTGCTCGTAGCGACTCTGCCCGCGCCCGCGCATCAACCCCATGTAGTCAACCACGATCAGCTCCACCTTGTGCCGCGCCACCATGCGCCGAGCGCGGCTGGAAAAGCCGGGCACCGACAGGTGAGGGGTTTGGTCGATACGCATAGGGGCGCGTACAATGCGTCCGCTGGAGCAGGTGAGACTTTTAATGTCCTTCTCGGTCAAGTCACCTGTGAGCAGGCTGTGCCCATCGACACCAGAGCGCGATGAGAGCATCCGCTTGACCAGACTCACCGCCGTCATCTCCATGCTGAACACTCCCACAGGTATGCCCTGCTCAATGGTTGCGTGTTCCGCAATGGACATGGCCAAGCTCGTTTTGCCCATTGATGGGCGGGCGGCGAGGATAAACAGGTCGCCCTTATGAAAGCCGGTGGTTAGTCGGTCAAGGGAGGGGAAGCCGCTGCTGATGCCAGTGCAGTTTCCATCGCTGGAATTTGCCTGTTCGATTTCTCCGATAGCCTCTCGGACTACATCAGCAAGAACAACCTCCCCCCCTTGACTTTTTTCCACTTGAAGCAGGGCGAGGAGGGCACGCTCCGCAACCTCAAGCAGGGTGTCGTCGTCTCCGTCCTTCGCGGAGATGTTCGATATAATACCCCTCGCAGCAGTCACTATTCGTCTCAGCCTCGCCTTCTTGGCGATGGCGGCAACGTAGTTGGGGAGAGCGACTGAGGAGGGGGTTGTGTCGGGTAGCCCAGCTAGAAAAGGGAGTCCTCCCACCGCCAAGACGCCATCAGGGTAGAGCGTTTCAGCCTCATCGCGGATAGTAATTACATCAATCGGGGTGGACTTATCGCGAAGCCGCTGCATGACCTCAAACAGATTGCGGTGCTTGAGTTCATAGAAGTCGTCAGGCTCAAGGGAGGTCGCCGCCTCGTCTACCAACTCACTCTCGCGCAGGCAGCACGACAGGGCGGCAGTTTCATTGTGCGCCGAGTAGGGAAGGGTTGGGGTGTCAAACATCTCCACCATATTTAGCCTTCACCTTGGGTAGCTCGCTCTGAATGCAGAGGCGAATAAGGTCTGATATTGAAATTCCGGTGGCTTCGGCTACCATGCGCAGCTCATCGTGAACGTGGCTGCCCACCCTAAACGTAACTACCTGACTCTTGCGACGGTCTTTCATATCGGGGCGTATTCCTAACACATGGCATAAAGATAGCAAGTACATATCATAAGGAATACAAAAAACTTATTCACCGGGACATATACTAAAGTACCGCTCTGCGTCGTCAGTTCTAACAAGAGTTCTGTAATTTCTGAACAGCATCTCGAAGTTGCCATGACCCAACGCCTTGCGGGTGGCGTCATCTCCGTGCAGGGCGAGGTGGTAGGAGGCGAAGCTGTGGCGTGTGGCATCGTGTGGCCATGCCTCTCCAGTGAGGTTAAGTTTGGTGCGTGCCTTGAGCCAACGCTTGTCCCAGTTATCCACAGGGAGGCTTGCTCCGTTGCTAAGACCCCAATCCAGCCACTCCAGCAGGTTGGGCGCAATCGGTATGTATCTGTTCTGGCGATCCTTGGCTCGGCTGGCCCGAACATGAACCAGCTCGTCGTCCATCAGGACTTCATCGAAGGAAATGGTTGCCGCCTCGCGTTCAGGACGCACACCGGCAAAGAACAATAGCGCGGCACGACACACCATGTCCGGTTCGCTCTCCTCCAAGTAGCGCATCAACTCCTCCACCTCGTCAGGGGTCAGGATTTTCTTGGCTTCCTCATCCTTGGCCAGCTCCGCGTCGGAAGAGCGGAAGCGTCGGATGTGTTGGGCTGGCGAGGCATCCAGATGCCCTTCGGCCACTGTCCAGTTGAAGAAGTTTTTCAAGTCAGTGAGGTAGCTGTTCTTGGTGCGGCTGCTCCACGGTGACTTCTGTCTCGTCTGACCCTCGTTGAGCCATTCGAGTATGCTTGAGCGGCACTCGTCGCCCAGCGAGCCGTTCCACCGTGGCTCACCGAATCGCTCCAGAGTCGAGGACAGACTGCGATAGCTGCGCTCCTTGACGAGCTTCTGCTTCTCGCGCAGGAAGGCGCGGATGGATGTTCCGAGGGTGGCGCGGGTTTCCTCTCTCATGTCAACACGATCCTTGTAGAAAGATGCCGCCTCC